CAATCTGACTATCGGTGGTAATCTCACCGTTAACGGCTCTACTACCACAGTAAACTCTACCACCATCACAGTGGATGATCCTGTGTTTACACTTGGTGGAGATACGGCTCCAAGCAGCGATGACAACTTAGATCGCGGCATTGCTTTCCGTTGGTATGATGGTAGCGAGGCTCGTCTTGGATTCATGGGATGGGATGATAGTGCCCAAGCCATTGTTTTATTCAAACAAGCAAGTAATACAAATGAAGTGTTTGGTGATGATACCTCTGTCGGTGGCGAAGTAGCGACTCCTTTAGAAACCAAAGCCAAACTGCATATAGGTAACACTATCAGACTTCATGGTTTAACCACAGGTGCGAATCGTTATATTGATCTCACTTGCTCTCCAACGGCAGAACGCACAATAACTATCCCTGATGTGACAGGCACACTGGTTTCCACAGGAAATCTAACCGCAATCACAACCACAGGAACCATCACAAGCGGTACATGGCAAGGTAGTGTGATTGCAGGACAGTACGGTGGCACAGGAGTAGCAAACACAGGTAAAACCCTCACACTCGGAGGAAACTTTACACACTCTGGCGCGCACACTTTAGGACTTACCACCACAGCAAACACAAGCGTAACACTTCCAACCACAGGCACTCTAGCAACTTTGGCAGGAACAGAAACACTTTCCAACAAAACCATTGACGGCGGAACATTCTGATAGGAGACTCTCATGTTAACAAGTAAAACCCTTCTAAATCAAATCTTAGACGAAAACATCATCGGAGCCAAAGAAAGCATTCATACGCTGCTGGCACAAAAAGCCAAGGTGTACTTGGAAGATAAAAAGCGTTGCATTGCTTCCATCACCTATGGCCCTTGCTCGGAAGCAAACGGAGAAGGCAACTGCGGATGTGATGAACAAGTTGAAGAAGACTACGAATGCAATGAAGCGGATAATCTTGAGGATATGAATGAAGCAAAGTATCCCATACCAAAGAGCGCACGCGAACGCCACACGACCAACGATCTGCTTGATGCCATAGAAAGGGCATACAAAAAGAATGGACTCGATGGCTACATCAGCGACGGCCACCGCAAAGTATTAGGCATACTTGACCCAATAACCGTTGAGGAGATTCTTGATGATGCCAAGGTTTTCTTTGGGAAAGATATCCAGTACGCATCAGAGAAGATCAAGGGTTTCCTGAAACCACAGGACTACGCCAAGCACAAGATTCACTTGGAAGAGGCTGAAGAAAACAAACTAACCGACAAGCAAAAGAAACTAGACAAGAACCACAACAATGTTCTTGACAAGCAAGACTTTGTGATTCTCCGAAGCAAAAAGAAGAAGAAAGAGGACTGAACATGAAACTCATTACAGAACACACAGACGACATCCAAATCATCACCGAAGAGAAGGAAGGCAAAAAGTCTTACTTTATTGAAGGTGTATTCATGCAGTCAGATATCAAGAACCGCAACGGGCGCGTATATCCCACCTCTGTGCTTGTAAAAGAGGCAACCCGCTACAACAAAGAATTTGTGGAGGCTAACCGTGCCATGGGTGAGTTGGGACATCCTGAAGGCCCACAACTGAATCTTGATCGCGTATCACATATCGTCAAAGAGATGAAAATTGACGGCAAGAACATTTGGGGTCGTGCCAAAGTCATGGATACTCCATATGGCAAAATCGTCAAGAACATGATTGATGAGGGAGTCAAATTTGGAGTGTCTTCTCGCGGAGTGGGATCGTTGAAACCTACCAAAGAAGGTATCAATGAAGTGCAGGATGACTTCAATCTGGCAGCAGTAGACATCGTAGCAGACCCATCTGCACCTGATGCTTTCGTGGAAGGCGTCATGGAAGGAAAGGAATGGGCACTAGAAAATGGCAATTGGAAGCAGATTGAGCGCATCCGAGAAACCATCAAGCGTACACCCAAGATCAACTTGGACGAGGCAAAACTGCAAGCATTCAATGCCTTCTTGCGGGGCCTGTGAAAATCAGATTAGGCATAAATAGATGCGGTTTCATTACCTAAAGGAGATATCAAATGAGCATTCCTAAAGACTCTGCAAAAAAGACTCTGCGCGAAAGTGTAGAGGCAGTAATTGATGAATCAAAAGTTGCCCTTGCGGAAGGCAAACTCCCCCCTTGGCTAGAAAAGAAAAAGAAGGGTAAAGCCGAGGAAGAAGTAGAAGAGGCCAAAAAGGTTGTGAAGGAAGAAGAATGCTCATGCGATGAAGATGATGATCTTCCTTGGTGTGATGACTGCGAAGAAGTAGAAGAGGCCAAAAAGGTTGTGAAGGAAGAAGAATGCTCATGCGATGAAGATGATGATCTTCCTTGGTGTGATGACTGCGAAGATGAAGACACAGAAGTTAATGAAGCAACAAATGAGATTGGTCGAATCAAGCGCATGACGATATCAGGTCGGCCTTCAGACTACAAGAGTTCTGGCGAAAATCACAATTTAGAAGATCGCCCATACGACAAGGACCGCGACGGCACCACGAGCGGCAAAGGCAAGTTCTCGGCGTACCAAACTCTGTATCGTCACGGAGGTAATTACTTCCTTGTATCTTATTCCACAGCATCAGGTGAAACCATGATTTTCAAAGCAAATAAAAATGGTAAAGTTACAGACTGGAAAGGGGTTCATAAACTAATGAAAAGTACAGATCACTCAGGCCACGATGAATTCATCTCGGACTACCTTGGAGGTAAATCAGGTAAGTCATTTAAGATCGTCAAAGAAGCCAAAAAGTGTGATGATGAGAGCCATGAAGACGAACTGGAAGAGGCAAAGAAGCCAGAACCAAAGAAGATGAAGGAACATCTTGCTCCTCTCTTTGATGGTCAAGAACTTTCGGAAGACTTCAAAACCAAGGTTGAAACCATTTTCGGTGCTGTGATCTCCGAGCGCGAAGCAGCAATCAAGGAACACTACGAAACAGTGCTGGCAGAAACAGTTGCTTCCACGCAATCTGATCTGGCAGAAAAGGTAGATGAATACTTGTCGTATGTGGTTGAAGAATGGTACAAGGAAAACAAGATTGCACTAGAACGCAGTCTTCGTGCAGAGATTGCAGAGAACTTCATGGAAGGTCTACGCAATCTGTTCACCGACAACTTCATCACCATTCCCGATGAAAAGGTGGATGTACTGGAAGCAGCAAACACCAAGATTGATGAGTTGACCTCACAGGTCAATGAAGAAATCAAGAATGGCATGGAAAAGACAAAGCGCATTGACGAGTTGGAAGCCAAAATTGCTTTCTCTGAGTCAGTTGCTGGCCTAACCTTGTCTGAAGTTGAAAAACTAAGAGGACTTTCAGAAAGCATTGAGTTTGATACAGTCGATGAGTTCAAGAACAAACTCGGTGTGCTGAAGGAAACTTATCTCAAAACACCAGTACAAGAGACTCGTGATACACTCGTTGAAGATTCGTCAGCATCACCCGATGCACAATTGTCACCTGCAATGCAGGCTTACACTCGCACACTCGCAAAGTTTCGTAACTAACAATTCCCTCATCCGAGGATAACAAGGAGATTTAAATGGAAAAGATCGCAAACGCATCCCTTCTCACAGAAAAGTGGGCACCTGTTCTGAACCACGCTTCAGCCGGTGAAATCAAGGATCAGTACCGTAAAAATGTCACCGCAGTTCTTCTAGAGAACACCGAGCGTGATCTCAGAGAAGTTGCTGTGAACTCGCTTTCAGCCCCTGGCGACGCAGGCACACCATCATTGGGTGGTAACATTGCTTCGTTCTCGCCTGTGATGATTTCGCTTGTTCGCAGAGCATTGCCAAACATCATCGCTTACGACATCGCTTCCGTGCAGCCAATGAGCGGTCCTACAGGACTCATCTTTGCTATGCGCTCGAAGTATGTTGCAGGTGGAGAGGTTGGTAACGAAGCCCTGTACGATGAACCCGATACCGACTTCTCTGGCGCTCGTCCTGCCGTGGGCAGCCTTACAGCCAATAGCGTTGGTGCAGGTGGACTCACCGGCGACACCGAAGTGAACAGTTCAGGTGATCCTGATGCTGAAGGTGGTCGCGTACATGGTGGTGGTTACGGTATCAATGGCGCTGCTGCTACTGATCCGCTCTCTGGCAACTACTCAGTTGGTGGTGGTATGACCTCTTCTCAACTTGAAAAGCGCGGAGAGACAGCAACTCCATTCTCTGAGATGGCATTCACCATTGACAAGGGAACGGTAACTGCACAGGCTCGCGCTCTGAAAGCAGAGTACACCACAGAACTCGCACAAGACCTCAAGGCCGTTCACGGACTTGACGCTGAGAGCGAACTGTCGAACATTCTTTCGACAGAAATTCTCGGTGAAATCAACCGCGAGATCATCCGTACTGCTTATCTCACAGCCGTCACAGGTTCAAATGTTGACAACAATGCGAACAACACAGGAAACGGTCGTTGGATGGTGGAACGCTTCAAGCACTTGGTGTTCCGTATCGAGCAAGAAGCCAACACAATTGCCAGAGCAACTCGCCGCGGCAAGGGCAACTTCCTCGTATGCAGCACCAATGTTGCATCCGCTCTGTCGCTCGCCGGTCTGCTTGACTACAGCAGCCCATTCAACGGCAAAAGCGTTGCAATGCCTGACGAAACAGGTGATCTGTTCGTGGGTACTCTGAACGGCCGCATCAAGGTGTATGTGGATCCTTTCGTAACCGCAGACTATTGCATGGTTGGTTACAAGGGAAGCAACCCCTATGACGCAGGTTTGTTCTACTGCCCATATGTGCCGCTACAGATGGTGCGTGCAGTTGACACCAACACATTCCAGCCCAAGATCGCGTTCAAGACTCGCTACGGTATGGCAACAAACCCATACAATGTTTCGGCGAACAATGGAAACATCGACATCAATGTTGGTGGAGTGACTGCGCTGACCCGCAACAACAGATACTTCCGTATCTTTGCGGTAAGCAACATCTCTGGCTGATTGCCAAGTTAAGTTACTGAAACTAAACTGGCGGGGGGGAGAAATCCTCCCCGCTTTCTTTTTGGATACATAGAATGGAGAAACGATGGCCAACTTCAACAGCAGTAAACCGCAAGTAGAGAACTACCTGTATCCCACATCGTTTAAGTTCACGATGACGCGCATTCCAGGCGTGATATACAATTGTCAAACTGCAAACATTCCAGGCGTGTCTGTGGGAGAAGTTACTACCAATAATCCGCGCAGCGGTAGAACACTAAAGATTCCTTCTCAGAATCTGCAATTTGAAGATTTACAGATCAAGTTTTTGGTGGACGAAACCATGAACAACTGGCTAGAAATATACAACTGGCTTCAAAGTTTGCGAGTGGTGAATGATTGGGAAACCGTAAAGCCCCTTGTTAAAGATGTAAGGAACAGCCTAAACGGACAACTAGACGACGGCACAATGTTTGTCTATAGTAGTGCCAACAATGTGGTTCGTAGATTCAAGTTTCACAATATGTTTCCAAAGGAATTGTCCTCTTTGGATTTCGATAGCGGTAGCGACAATCCTGAAGCAATGACTGCAACTGCCACAATTGCATTTGAGTACTTTACAGTAGAAACACCTTGACTTGTTTGCCGTTTGAGGTATACTTTCATAATGAAATTAGAAGAACTTCGTGCCATGGTCAAAAAAGATTTGACCGTTGATCCAACAGAACTCGACATTGCATCTCTCTTGGTGCCTCAATTACACTCCAAGTATTTGAATCTGCTGATGGATGAGAAACTGATCCTTCGCAAACTGAAACTGGAACTCTCTGCGCTTAAACGCGAAAAGTGGGAGTACTACTCTGGCAGAATAAGCGAAGAACGCCTTAGAGAACTTGGATGGGAACCTTTCCATCTGAAAATTCTACGACAAGACTTGGACAAGTACTTGGATAGCGATGCAGATTTGGCGGCCATTCTTACCAAACTTGCTTTCTCTGAAGAGAAGGTGGAGTTTCTTACAGGTGTTATCAAAGCGGTCGGAAATTTGCATTGGAACATCCGTAGTGCGATTGACTGGAAAAAGTTCACACACGGAGCATGATGCAAACAATCACAGGATTTGTTGGAGAAGGAGCGGTATATGCTTCATATCTGAAGCAAGCATATCGTTTTGCTCAACATAGTCCTGATCCATCAACGCAAGTTGGATGTGTCATTGTACATTCAAAGATGGGAGTTATCGCAGGAGCATCCAATTCTATACCTGAAGGATTGCATCATACACAAGAAAGATTAGACGATCCTTCACACAAAAACATATACATGGAACACGCTGAGAGAAACGCTCTCTATCGTTGTTGCCAAAGTGTATTGTCTACCACAGGATGTCATGCGTATGTGACTCTGGCTCCATGCATAGACTGCGCCAGAGGATTGATTCAATCGGGAATCACTCAGGTGATCGCTCACCGAGAAATGCTTGACTTGTATGCTCCTGATGCATCAATGCATAGGCGTGCGAGCATTGAGCAAGGATGGAATATGCTATGCGAAGCAGGAATCAAATGTGCATTATGGTCTGGAGTGGTGTTTCAAGTTCAAACAGTTTCCGTGCGCGTGAGAGGGAAACTATGGACACCCTAAATACAACTATGGAGAGCATTATTGTCAGCAAAAAGAACTCCGTGTATTTAAAGGTTGATTGTGGAAGCAAGAGTGTTGCACAAGAACTGACAGACTTCTTTACATTCAAGGTGCCTGGATTCCAATTTATGCCTGCGTATCGCAGCAGAATGTGGGATGGTAAAATTAGACTGTACAATCAGCATTCGCAAGAACTGTACTGCGGACTACTTGAATATGTAAAGTCGTTTGCGAATGAGCGGAATTATTGGATAGGTGTTTCGTTTCCTGAAGCACAAGACATATGGACACACGAAGATGTCTGCAAGTACATGAAAACCTTGAAATTGGTAGCGGCCGGTAAACCCATTGATCCCCACCAACACCAAGTAGATGCAGTATGCCATTCGTTGAACCGATCAAGATGTCTGTTACTTTCTCCTACTGGCTCGGGTAAAAGTCTCATCATTTACACGCTGATGCGTAGACGCTTGGAAGAAGACACACGAAAGGTTCTCATCATTGTTCCCACCACATCACTTGTGGCGCAGATGGAAAACGATTTCATTGACTACTCTTCTGGCGACAAGTCTTGGAAAGCGCAGAAGCACATTCACAAGATTTTCGCAGGACAGAGCAAAACTACTGAAAAACGAGTGGTCGTTACCACCTGGCAGAGCATCTACAAGCAACCAGTAAAGTGGTTTCAACAGTTTGGATCAGTATTTGGTGATGAGTGTCATCTATACAAAGCAAAATCGCTGTCAACCATCATGTCTCGCCTAATCGACTGCGAGTTCCGCGTAGGAACAACTGGAACGCTCGACGGCACTCAAACGCATCGTCTTATCATCGAAGGACTATTTGGTGCTGTTCATAAGGTCACAAGTACCACAGAACTCATTAAGCAGAAACTACTCAGCGAGTTTACTATCGACTGTATCACGCTGAAGTATCCTGACGAAGACTGCAAGGCAGTGAAAGCCATGCGTTATCAGGAAGAAATAGACTTCTTAGTTTCGCATCCCAAGCGCAACAGGTTTATCGTAAACTTGGCTTGCAACACCAAAGGCAATACGCTAGTGCTGTTTCAGTATGTGGAGAAACACGGTAAATCTCTGTACGATATGATTCTTGCACAGGGTAAACCTCTTGGGAAAGAAGTATTTTTTGTGTATGGGGGAACCGAGGTGGAACAACGCGAGTATGTGCGTACACTAGCAGAAACCAAAGATAATGCCATAATTGTAGCGTCTTATGGAACCTTCAGTACTGGAGTTTCCATTCGTAGACTACATAATATAGTGTTCGCATCCCCATCCAAGAGTAGGATCAGGGTGCTTCAAAGTATCGGTCGTCAACTCCGCAAGTCGGAGCATAAGGAAAAAGCCAAACTATATGATGTGGCAGATGATCTGCGGTGGAAATCCAAAGTGAACTTCACTTTGAATCACTTTTTGGAGCGTATGAAAATCTACGCAACCGAGAAGTTTGACTACAGCACAGTCACAATTAAACTATAGGAGGCGCAAATGGAATACAGCGATCCAACCATAATCAAACTAAAGACAGGTGATGATATCATTGCAACTGTGCGTGGTATCACCAAGACTCGAATGGTATTAGAAAATCCATTCACATTAGAAACTCTTACGCTGATTGACCAAAATGGAATTCCCCGCGAAGAACGGATGCTAATGAAAAAGTGGACAAATTGGACAAAGGATGGAATCATCTCTTTGCCCAAATCGCACATCTTGGATTGTATGGCACCAAGTAATAGCGCAGTTGCTCATTATCTCATGGTATTGAAGAATGGTGGCATCTTTAAGATCAGTAAGAAAGAACAGGCTGAATTGGAAGCAGGAACTTCATTCATGCAAGACTTACTTGATCAAATTAAGAGTGGCGAAATTACACCCGATATGATTGAAGAAAGTCGTCTTGAAAGTGAACGCATGAAAGAGAATCCCGCATCTGACCCCACCCCTGAGCAACTTCCTAATGATGAAAAGAATGGTGGTGTTGGTAAGGAGTATGGCAATAAACCAAATGATTGGTCGCCTGATCCGCGTGACTACTTTTAATATATTATGGTCCGTGAAACCTTCACTCTATGTAGTACAGGTGTAAGCAATGCCTGCAAGAAAATCTAATACTTTTCTTAAGACTAGCGCCAGTGGAAGAATGTGATATACTTCTGATCGAAATGGAGACATATTATGAAGAAGCGTAAAGTAAAACCAAAAGCAGAAGATGAACTTGATATAGATGCCGCAGACATAGAGAAAGATGTTGAAGAAGAAACACAGTCTGGGCATTACATTGATAACAAAGTGTTCTATGCAGAGATGGTGAAGTGGAAGGCGTTAGTTGATACTGAACGAGCAGCAGAGAGAAAGACGCCGCCTGTAACTGACTACATTGGCAAATGCTTTTTAGATATTGCCAATCATTTGTCGTATCGACCAAATTTCATCAACTATCCATACCGAGAAGAAATGATTGGCGACGGCGTAGAAAATTGCCTGATGTATGCCAGTAACTTCGATCCAGGCAAGTCCAAGAATCCGTTCTCATACTTCACTCAGATCATCTACTTTGCCTTTCTACGCAGAATTGCCAAAGAAAAAAAGCAAATGTACATCAGGTACAAATTGCTAGAAGCGGCAGACAAAACAGGCAAAGTTAGACGCAATTTATTGGACTCATCAAACGGCGACACCAACGATCCTGTTGCCGAGTTCTTTCATCTATCACCAACAGATATTGCCAAGTTTTCCAAATCAGATACTAAGCGAAGATTAGGCAAAAAAAGTAGGAAGGTAACACGCAATCGGCTTGACGATGTGTGAATTGAGTGTATACTTCTATGTAAGTAGTTCGCTATGAAACTAGCCATTATCAACGATACGCATTTTGGCGCCAGGTCTGATTCGCCAGTATTTGGTGAGTACTTTTTCAAGTTCTTTGATGAAGTGTTTTTTCCTTATTGTGAGAAACACGGCATCGATACCATATTGCACTTGGGTGATCTTTTAGATCGCCGTAAGTTTGTAAACTTCCAAACGCTGAATCAGGTACGCACTCGTTTCATGGAACCTTTGTTACAGCGCGGTATGACCGTGCATTGCATTCTAGGTAATCACGATGTGTACTACAAGAATACCAACTTAGTGAATGCTCCCAAAGAATTGTTTGGAGAACGCTACACCAATTTCAACATTTACGAAGAGCCGGTTGAGTTGCAGTTTGACTCCCTGCGCGTTGCGATGGTGCCTTGGATAAACAAAAACAATCAAGAAGGCTTTCTACGCTTCATCAGGAAGAGCAAGTGTCCCGTGATATGCGGACACTTTGAACTGGAAGGTTATCAGATTATGCGTGGAGTGAAGTTTGAAGGTGGTGGTATGCCTGCTAGTCTACTCGCTCGTTATGAAATGGTTCTATCGGGCCACTTTCATCACAAGCATGGAGGAGGAAATGTGCAGTACTTGGGTACACAATATCAGATCACTTTTGGTGACTTGGAAGACCGCAAAGGATTCCATGTGCTTGATACTGAAACCCGCGAATTAGAGTTTGTAGAGAACCCGCATAGAATGTTTCATGCCATTCGATACGATGATTCGCGGCATGACTACAGCAAACTGCTAGAGAACGCAGACTTCTCGCGGTATGCAAACACTTTTGTAAAGGTGTTCGTGGACGCCAAGACCAAGCCATATATGTTTGACAAGTTCTTGGATGGCATCTATACCGCCCCTGCCATGGGTGTAACCATTGTGGAGCAGAACCCTGATACCAGTACAGGCGAACCCGCAGCAGATATGGCACTAGACACACTTGGTCTAATCAACAAAGAGATTGATGGCATGGAAGAAGTGCATGACAAGCCCATGCTGAAGCGCATTGTGCGCGATCTGTATATGGAGAGTATGTCTCTATGATTACCTTCACGAAGGTTCGATTCAAAAACTTTGGATCGTTTGGAAACAACTTTACCGAGATTCAACTGAACAAAGCCAAGATGATTCTTGTTTCGGGCAGCAACGGACATGGTAAGTCATTTGCTTTGCTTGATTCTATCACTTTCGGATTGTTCGGAAAGCCATTCAGAAAGATCAATCTTCCTCAGTTGGTGAACAGCATCAATGAGAAAGATTGTTTGGTAGAGGTGGAGTTCAACATCGTCAATGATTCCTACCGCGTGGTTCGCGGCATCAAACCTAATCGGTTTGAGGTGTGGAAGAATGGTAATTTATTGGATCAGCACGCCACCACAAAGGATTATCAGAAAATGCTTGAAGAGCAGATTCTGAAAATGAATTACAAGTCATTCACTCAGGTGGTGATTCTAGGTAGTTCTTCATTTGTACCATTCATGCAGTTGCCGGCATCTGATCGCCGCGCGGTGATCGAAGATATCCTTGATATCAATGTGTTCTCTACCATGAACACCATTCTCAAGGCGAAGATGTCTACTCTCAAAGAAGAGATTGCAGATAACGAACGCAAGATCGCTATTCTCCACGAGTCTATCCGCGCCCAAAAAGATTTAATCGCAGGACTAAAGAGCAAGACTGATGAACAGGTGCAGGGGAACTTGAAAGAGATTGCCCGCTCTGAATCGCTGATTGAAGAGAGGCAGGAAGAACTGGTTGCCCTAAATGAGCAGATTGAGAAAGTAAAGGTCAAGTTACAAGGCAAAGTTTCTTTGCTGAAACAGATCACCAAACTGGAAACCTTTCAGAAGCAACTAGAGTCCAATCGCAAAAAGATAGGCGAGGAGTTGTCATTCTTTGACAACAATGAGGTATGCCCCACTTGCCATCAATCCATCGACAAGGCTAGTCAGCCTATTCACGGATTACTATGCAAGAAGAAAAGCAAGCAGGGTGAACTGAACGAAGCAGTTGGCGCCATTGTCACCGAGATTCAAACCAAGCGAACGCAGATCGAAGAGTACGAAGAGGTATCTACCGAACTAGAAACGCTAAACACGCATACGATGGAGGCGAACAGCACCATTACGGCGTGCAACTCCTACATCGGCAAACTCAGCAAAGAGAACAAAGCCATTCAGAGCAAAGAAACTGAAGACACAGATCATCAAAAGCGATTGGTGGATTTTGAGGGAGACTTGAATAAGAATGAGGCATCCAAGAATAGCCTGGTAGAAGAGATGCACTACTACAGCGTAGCGGCATCGCTGCTGAAAGATAGCGGTATCAAGGCAAAGATCATCCGTTACTATTTGCCCATCATCAATAAAACTATCAACAAGTATCTGAACACAATGGACTTCTTTGCAAACTTTACGCTTGACGAAGAGTTCAACGAAACCATTAGAAGCAGACATCGTGACACTTTCTCGTACATGAGTTTCAGCGAAGGCGAAAAGATGCGTATTGATTTGGCTTTGCTACTTGCTTGGCGTGAGATTGCCCGCATTAAGAACAGCGCAAATACTAATCTACTCATCTTGGACGAGGTGTTTGATTCGTCACTCGACACCGCAGGAACCGAGGAGTTTATGAAGATTCTTTACTCCTTTGGTGTCAATGCAAATGTATTTGTGATCTCCCACAAGGCAGATCAGTTGGTAGATAAGTTTGAACATACCATGTTGTTTGAGAGGAAGAACAATTTCAGCAGGATTGCACTATGACAAACTTTCAAGAGAACTCATATGTGTTGGGAGATGCCTTTGACTATATGCCCAACATTCCATCGGAATCGGTAGACTTAGTATTCACTTCATGTCCTGACCTGTCCCAAACACCATTTAGCAAAGACGAGACTGACTCATATCGGCAGTTTCAGCAGAAAGCAATGCGAGAGTTTGCTCGTATTGTGAAACCTACTGGCTTTGTTGTGGTGTGCCAGACAGATCGCAGGGTGAACGGGTTCATTCTGTCGAACCATATGTGGTATGCACAATGCCTAGAGAACGAAGGATTGCGCCTGAAAGATTACAAGGTTGTGGTAAGAAACGAAGTGGGCAAGCGCGATATGTACTACTTCACTTTCCAACATATGCTCGTATACACAAGCGAGGGAGTGATTCACCGTAAGGGCGATTGGTTGCGCGACATTTATGTGGATCGGCAAGAGAAGGTACTGAATCAATCTGTGTGGTCGCAAGATTTCTGCAAGTATGTGATTGAGAATCTTACCAAGCCAGGTGATTTGGTTGTCGATCCATTCGCGGGGGTTGCTCCTGTTCTGCTTGCTGCCAGCACTACTGGGCGCAGATGGTGGGGATGCGAACTGGAAGAGAAGTTTTACGATCCAACATTCAGCCACTCCAAAACAACTCTTCCGCTATGAATAAACAAATTGATATGCAACAGGAACATGACTTTCTCAAAGCATTTCCTGCCCATGTTCTAATTCTCTCTCCCGTTAAGATTATTGGGGGAATATGGTACAAGAGAGATGATATGTACACTCCTTATGGGGGTGGAGATGTGAGCGGAGGAAAGGTAAGGCAGGCCATTAGTTTGTTGTATCCCTTACGAAATTTTCTCAAGGAACACACCAATGGGGTAGC